CGCCAGTGTTTGCGCCTTCCGTTGCATATGCATCGGCATTGTTGGGCACGTTAAAATGATGCATTGTGCCTACAGTCTGCTCGATATAGAGTGGCTGTGCGCTTGGGCTGCGAAGCTGACTGATTGCCGCTTGCATCTGTGTGCTAATTGGCTTGTCTGCGTCAGATGTATTATCAACATTACCCAAGCCAATTTGTGCAGCCGTGACTTCGTGTGGATTATCGCGCCGCCCCTCGAACTGAATTCGCGCCTGAGCTTCTGCCTCAACACTGCTTTCAATTTGTTGGGCATTGCTCTCAACATCAGATAGGCGAGTGACCAAACCTGACGCTTGCTGTTCCCGCACCTCCTCCTCAGTTGCAATACGCTGACTAAGCTCAGACAACGTGATTGGCCGACCATCGGAAGGCCATGATGTCAGCTTGATCAGCCCTGACAACAATGCATCTGCATCTGGCATCTCGATAAAAAAGCGCGATAAGACCTTTCGATCTTGATCAAACAGCGAGATTTCGTAGACGCTGCCATATGTACTGGTAATCAACTTGGTGGTGGCATCGGTCAACAGATCAATCGTGACTTTAAAATCATTCGGAATCACCGAGAATGAATCTGCTGAGGTTGCGCGACGCAACACAATAAGCACACTGGTTGCTGCGGGGAAACCGCAACTGGACACATCAAGCGACAGCGTTTTAGCAGTCAGGCCAGCCATAGCGACATCCTTAAAAGTAATGGGGCTTCACGGTGTTTCGAGGCTTGGCTTTGCCGAAGCCCTGATTCACCTGATCTTTTGCACGGGCAATCCATCGCTCATATTCAGCTTGGTGGATCTGTGCGACATTCGGGTTCGACCAACTGCGCTCCGGTTGCATTTGCAAGTACCCAACTGCACCCTTTTGAATCGCTTCAAAATAGTGGTCATAGATAAAATCGGGACACTCAAGCGAGTTCTGGCGTGGCTTGAGCGATACCAGTGGGGTGATTGTTTTTTCCAGTGGCTTGTCGTCGTCGATGACGATCAGGTCTGGACTTGCGTAGTGATAGCGTGGATTGTCACGCTCGTTGCAGCAGCCTTGGCGACCGCGTAGTGACCAGACGTAGCAGATGGTTGACTCGGTAGGCTGCTCGGCCAGTTGATAGCGCGGCTCACCATCGACCAGATCAATCTGCCGATGCTCATACACCCAAGCGCGTGACTGGTCACAAAACTCAATCACTGCTTGCTTGATTGCATGTAGCACCGCCGGACGTGGGGCGTTTGCTGCGTGAATCAAAACTCCATCTACCCACTCAGCGTAAGCGGCCATGATTATTGGCCACTATCGTTTTTGGTTGGCGAACTGAACACCTCAGAGGCTACTTTAAGCCCCAGCAATTGCACGGCAATCTGCATGTGGTTCGCACTACCTTGTCCGCGACTGGCATCACCGGACAGCAACTTGTACAACATCAACTCTTGCAACGGCTGACTAAAAACCACAGACACAGGCAGCTCATCTTCCATGTCATCAAGTGTCAGCAGCGGCGGTGTTTTTGAGTATTCGATCTCAAGTTTTTTGCCGACACCAACCGCAGGATAAATGTAAAACCACTTAGGAGTCCGGCCATCAAAGCAGTATTCGGACACCCGTGTGCCAACCTGTTGATGCCAATCGGGTGACATCGCATCCAAGTCAGCTTGGTTTACTAGGCGCACAGCCCGACCGATCGTGTCGTCTGCGTTGATGTTGCGCACAGCCTTTAACAGCCGCTCGCCATCAGCAGGGATGGTTTGCCGAGTTCCTGCAACCGTAGTCAGAGATACAATCGTGCTGGTGGCATCCGGTCGCAGCAAGCACAACATCCGCAACGCTTCATTAAGTCCGTGCAGCATCGCCGTGTCTGTCCATGTCGTGCCGTCTGGGTCGTCAAGCTGAGTCATCCGCGTGGTACGGATTAAGTCCTGTACGGTTTGCATCAAATTTTCTCCAACAAAAAACCCGCCGAAGCGGGTCTGTGGTGAGTGGTGTTTGGATTAGGTTTGATCTTCCGGCGCACCTTCGCCGCCAGTGTCACCAGCGGTGTCGCTGTCATCACCAGCGCCTGAGCCGTGCATATTGGATGCCCGACGCTGCTCGTCGATCATGGCTTGCAGAATCTTGCGGGCGATGGTCATGTTTGCCGTGTTGCCTTTAAACGTCAGGCTGTATGCACCTGCAATATCCAGCAGACCGGCGCGACTGGTGATCGGAACTTCAAGCACATCGCGGGAAAAACCTTCCAGCCATTCGTTCGTGAGCGACTCCACATTGCCAATCGACAAAAGATCATCGTAGCGATTGCGCTGCTTATCGATCAGGCTTTGCTCCTGATTGGGGTCGGCAGGTGGCACAGCGATGACCGGCGCTTGTCCAGCTTTGTAACGACGATACAGACTCGGCGCACCCAAAAAGTGAGCGTGATCATCTTCATTCGTCACATCTGCGACATGAGGCGAATCAGGATCGGCTGCATTGATTGGCTTAAAGTGATAGTGCCGTTGCAATGCAGCATGATGCCCAAGTGACACCTTCGTGCCGCCTTTGCGCCGGATCAGAGATTGAATCAAGTCCTGCGACTGTAGATTGATTGACATTGTGAAGTCCTCTCGAAAAGTCAAAAACTATGCTTACGGGTACAGCCTGACGATTAGTCAGGCTCTACAATCTGCTTTGGACGATAGCGAATCGTCAGGCCAACCTTTGCACCCGCCGATAGTGCTGCACTTGCACCAGTGGTAATCACCGCGCCGACTACTCGATCAGTATCGGAAACTGCTACACGCCGCGCCGCAGATGAGTTGTCCACCTTGAGGCCAGCCGTAGCGACTGCCGCAGCAGTAATCGCCGCAGATGAGACAGCCGTTTCGCCAGCATTCAAGATGCCGACACTACAAACCGCATCCGTACCGAGGGCATCGTGATCCAGTTCAACGCTGGTCAGCACAAAGCCTTTCGGCAGACGAACAAAGCGCAGCACATCGTTAGCAGCGAGCGTGATTGCAGTTAGAAACACAATCGACGTGCGAAATACCAACTCATTGCCGCCAATGGTGCTGGTTGCTGGGGCGTTTTTAACGTCCACAGCCTTTGAGCTAAATACCGCCATAACCTGTTACTCCAATAAACAAGCCCACATGACGTGGGCTGTTGAGGTTGATTGCCGAAGTCGGCTTATGCAGCAGTCACCGCAGTATCTACTGCGTATGAGTTGACCACCTTGCCATCGAATTTTGGCAGCTTAAAGCTGTAGACCATGCCGCCGACCACGCCCATCCGGTTGCCGAAGTCTTTCTTTTCTTCGACCCAGTCGGCGCGTAAGCCTTTCGAGTTGGCAGAGCCGAAGGCTACAGCGAGTGCTTGGCGACCCATGAAAGACGCACGATCCGCACGGACGTTTGCGCCAATGCCGTAGTCGTTGAACTGCACCACATGCTGATGCTTACGCATATGCACACCGCGATGAACACCCAGCACGTTTTTGAACAAGTGGCTGCTGTTGCCGGTTGCGCCAGCCGCAGCTTTTTGCAGATCAACCCAGCCGCCGTTACCGACATCTTTGCGCAGGTCATGCTCTTGGCGTGGTGACATCAACAGCACGAACGCATCTTCACCATCTTTTTTCAACGGAGTCATACGCATCACGCCATCAGCGCCGCCGCCAGTGCTACCAGCTTTCAAGATCAGACGATCAACAACATCGAGCGTCATCTTGTCAGCGGTTTCAATTGAGGTTTTGCCTACAGCATCACCACCGTACACGATATGACCTGCGTCATATGACTCATACAGACTGCCGCCATCGACAGCCGCCGTCGCACCAAGCGGGATATACAGCTCAGGCGAAACGCCACGACCACCGGCCAGCGTAGTCAGACCAGACTGGTCGAAGTAGGCAGCGAAATAATCTTCGAGCTTCTGCTTGGCGGTCATGCGAAGGTCGGTCAGTACGCGCTTTTGCGTCATCTTGCCGCCGCTATCGACACCTTTACGTACCTGATTGATGCGGATCTCATCGGTATACGCCGTCAGATCTTCAAGGTTGTTTTCGATGATGTCATCGCCATAGGTGGCGCGACCGGTGAGCTGTACGAACAGATCAAACGACACGGTATCACCCGCCTCGTTGGTCAGATCGTTGATCACCACGACCGGCGCGTTAGCCATTTGGCCAGACTTACCGATTGCGTGAGCATCTTCCATCATGTGCTGACCGAAGTACGTCGCCGCCATAGTTGATTGAAACAGCGCACCTGCGTAACGCTGCACCGCCATCGGATGACCGATTGGGAAGTTAGTTTGTGCCATGAGTATCACCCTCTTTCAGTGAGTCACGGCACTCCTGCGCCATTTTGCTTTTTGGAAACTGAATCGGACTATCCGACTCAATCGTGATCCGCGCTTTACGCCCAGACTTTTGGATGACCGTGATTGTGGCGTGACCCTCACAGGTGAAGGATTCGCCCATCTCGCAGTCGTGTGTGTACTTAGCCATTAAGCAAATACCGATTTTGGTCGGCTGGTGACAGTCGAGCCAGTGCGCGTGAATGCTCGACACCAGTCAGGCTATCGAGATGCGCAAACTCATCGGCCACGTTGTTGGATGCTACGGCTGGAATGTTGTTCAGCGTCGGCGGCAGATCCGGTGCTGTGCGCTTCGGCTTGCCTTGGGCTGGCAGATCCATGATTGCCGCCACAGCGTTACGCGCCTTTTGCAGCATGGTTGCCGGATCAAGGTTCGGCTGATTGGTTTGCAGATAGCGCACCTGATCATCCAGCGCCTTGTATTCCGGCGTGCCTTCTTTGAACACCTGATTTTCAGGCTGTCCCATAAAGGTCTGCACCGCAGTGGAAAACTGCGCGACATACTTCTCTTGCTCGGTCTGCTGCTTGCGCTCAGCAGTCGATAGCTGATGCTCTACGCCGCCACGCTGCTCAGTGACTTTTTTGAGTTCGATGTCCAGCTTGCGAAGCTCAACGTCATATTTGCCTTGGCCAATATCACCGCTGTCCAACTGCTCGGCCAATTCTTCCATTTTGGCCAGCACTTCTTCGCGCTGCTCATCGATGGTTGCCAGTTCGGTGGTGGCAGATGCAATCAGATCATAAATATCCTGATCGTCTTGCTCGACTGGTGGCACGGCTTCAGCAGGTTTAGGCTGTGGCTCATCGTCGCCCATCTCCTGCTCGGCCAACTGCATAGCTGCAATTTCTTCGGGCAAGCCAACCATATCGGGTAGCGTTTCACCTACATCATCAGCCGGATCGACCGGATCTAGGATTTCGTTATCAACTTCGGTGGTCATTACATGCTCTCCTGTGCAATGGCTTGCGGATCTTCAGGCGTTAAAAAATCCGCACTGGGCGGATTCTGTTGTTGAATGTCTTGGGGTGGCGGAGGCGGTGGCTGCGTTACCGGCTTGCCTTGCATCAGTGTTGCATCAAGGTTTTGCAGCAGGTCATCGGCAATCGGTGCAAGGTCTGGACGCATTTGCAGCATCCCAGCCGCTTCCATCAGATTGCGAGTTGCACGGATCTTGTGGTCAATCGCATTTGCCATTTCACGCTCAGCCTCGGCCATACGCTCCTTGGCCTGTGCTGCCATCTCATCAGCCTTGGCAGACTCATAACGCATCGCAGTTTCAGCCTGTTGCTGTGCCATTTGCGCTTGCTGCTGTTGCTGTTGGGCTTGTTGCTGTTCGCGTTGTTGGCGTTGCTCGTCAGTTTCATCGCGTGGTGGCATTCCAGCCGCTTCGCGTAGACGTGCGGTGATCTGGTCTTTGTTCGGCAGGTCTTGTAGCTCAATCGCCTCGGCAATCAGCGTGATGCCCAGTGCTGGATCGCCAGTGGCTTGCGTGATCTGTGACGACACCTGCAACATCTGTTCAGACAGCGACTGACGCAAGGTCTGACGATAGTCTTTCTGCGATACGATAAAGTCCGCTTGGGTTGCGGTAATGTCGGTCAGTGGGTCGCCGCTGTTGATCGTGACAAATTCCGGCTTGGTAATGTCATCGCCCGTGATTCGGAACTGCATCTCACGATCAATATACTGTTCACACAACGACAGGATCAGCTCACCTTCGTTCTGGTGCGCCAAGGCGTGATTGTCGATAACCGGTGTAGTGATGACCGTGCCTTGTTCCTGCAATGCCTGAATCGCAATCCCCGACTTACCGGTGACACCCTCACCACGATTCTCAGCAGTCACCCCAGCAACTTGCCGGATATATGCCGCATCCTGCTCGGACATCTGTACATGCTGACCGGCCAGTGACGCGCCTTCCTGAATTGCCAACTCATAACCGCGATTCTTTTCGATAATGCCGTTCGGTTTGGCGACTTCACAAGCCAGATTGTCAATGTCATCGACCGCACCCTTGTCCATAATCACGCGATTGGTGGACATCAGGAACAAGGCTTTATTGCGCCGTGCATTCAAGTCTGACTGCGGGTCGCGGATCTGGCGAATCACACCATACGGTGTGCCGTCACTGTCCTTGATAAACGCTGACCGGCATACGAACGGGAAGCGATTGTGCGCATATACCGACTTACTGTGATGCAGCACCGTCGATCTGGTATACATCGCCATATACATCTGTTCGCGTACCGTTTCACGGACAACCGCACCCTGTTGGATCAAGTGCTGGTGATACGGATCTTTGGGGTTGTAAATTTCATTGTTCAAGCCGCCAGCTTTGCGCAGCACTTTGACGCGCTCAGTCTTGCGATACCACATCTCCCAGACGCGCACCGCCTTGCGATCAGTCATGTGTGCGCCGCCGGACAGTGACATCGAGCCGACATTGTGAACGATGCCACCGAGTTGGCTGGTACTGGCCTCGATGTCCATCATCTCATCGCGCTGTTCGATCTGTAGATCTTCAAAGTCACCGGCATCTGCTTTGATGCCGTCTGCACTTTTGGGAAACCAGCCGATCAGCGTGTCAACATCAACCGGCTTGGTGCAGTAGATGTATTTGCAATCGCTAAAACCGATCAGGTCGCGGCAGGTCGAGTCGCGCACGATATTGCGCCAGTGTTCCCATTGCAAACTGACCTGAATCTCGCCGTCCTCATTCGGCTCTACCGATACCCGTGTCCAGCCTTCGCCAGACTTGACGCAATCCTCGAACGACTTGCTGCGCTGAAACCGTGCTTTGTTGATGTCGTCGATATACTTGATCAACTTGGTCTTGATGATTGCCGGTTCTACGTCATCCTCGGAACGTGGTAGAACATTCCAGTCCGCCCGTGTGCGTCGCTCAGAGCCGATGATCCAGTCAATCGTTGGTTTGATCTCGTTGAATACACGCGGGATCTGGTCGCGCTGCTCATAGATATTCTTTTCGTCCAGCGTGAACTGGTCGCCATCGTAAAAATCACAGTCACGCGCACGCTCTGACCGACTCTGACGCTGTAGATCAATCTCGCGCTCATAGTTGGCGTGTGCAAATGCCAAGAACTTACCGTCATCGGATGACCAAAAGTCATCTGTGCGGGAATCCTTGGGCAGCATCTGTGTTTTCATCGTGCATCCACCAATGTTTTTCCGTTGACCATCAGCAGCAAGCCATCATCGGCCAGTTGCTGCTGGTGACGCTTGCGCATTTCGGCATCGCTTTCCGGCGGGTGACTAATCAGCGCGTCCATTTGGTCGTTGATCAGGTTGGCGATAATCACCACGTCGCTGACATTGGCCGAACCGGACAGCAGTTGATCAGCCGCGTTTTGTGCCATTTGGTGCAGCAGCTCAGGATCGGTTGCTTGGTACGCATTCTGGCGTAGCAGTGTGATATTGGTTTTGCCTTGGCCAAATGACCGGCGCATCAGCAGCAGTGCAGCATCGTCGTGCTTTGCGCCATGCTCATCACGCCAAAAAATGTTGGTGACTGCACTGACAATACCGAGTCGTCGGCTACACACGCCATCGAATACCGTGCCGTACTTCACATCCAACATCGTCATACCGTCTTGTTCCTAAATCGTGTGCCATTTGATTGACGTGGTTTGGTCTTGGCGTAGCGAATCATCATCAGTGCATAGCGACTGGCCGAGATCACATCGTCTTTCAGCTTGACCACTTTGCCCTTCTCGCGGTGATAACCACGCCGCTCCTCAAGCCAATGTCCGCAAGTGCTGAATACTTTCCAGCGACCTTCTTCCATGCGCGTGAGCATTTCCATCAAGCCAGCTTCAACGCCGTTTGTGCCGTCATCCCACGTCGCCTTTTCTGGCAGCATATCCAGCTTGGCTGCTCGGTATTGCTCGGCCAGTTCGTTGCCTGAACCCTTGTCGTGCTGTAGACCGTCATGCGGCCATGCGACTGGACACCAGTTGTTAAGCGCCAAGATATGCGGCGCGTGTTGTGCTGGGGTCTTTTCCCGATCTCGGTACTCATCGACCACATAAATCACATCGTTGTCACGATCCCATGCCAGCAGCACTGAACCGGTAGGGTGATCCCAACCGAAGTCGAGTCCCAGAATCTGTGGCCAGTACGCCGGAATCTCGAACGGCTCAACAACAATGTCTGCTTCATTGACTGGGAAGATCATCCCCGATCCGGCATACGGAATGCCCTGTGACCGTGCCTCATGCTCGTGCTTCGGATAGATCGAAAGCAGTTCGGACTTGTCTTTCTCGGTCAAGTGAGGCGCGTGCGCCCAACCAGCCTGTACCATGCAAGTCACGCCTTCCGCCGACTTCTTGATAAAGTCATCAACCATCTCGGTCGTGCCTTCAAGTGGCGTAAACGTAATCAGCACCACGCCTTTCGTGGTTGCCGTCCGTGTCAGACACTCGGTATAGACTTCCTGCGGCGGTTCTTCATCCAGCCAGATCCAGTGCTTTGCCGTACCCTCGAACGATCCGCGTCCCTGCTGGTACGACTTGAGGCCAATCTTTGACCAGCCACCAGACACATGCTTGATATTTACCGTGTCGATCAGGTCTTGAATGCCTGAGCGCCAGCGAATCTTGAACCGGTCAATCAGGTGTTTGGGAATTAACCCAGTCCCGTCTACCGTCTTTTTGCCGTTCTCATAAATGACATTGCCGAATAGCTCTTTTTGGATGATGTCGCGGGTGGTTTCGTTGGTCTTACCCGCAGCCCATCCCTCGGTGAGGTGGTCGAATCGCTTGCCAGTCCACCAATGCGGATATGCGCCGGTTAAATGGCATGTGACTTCATATGCGCCTGAAATCGTTTTACCGCAATTGTGATGGTACACCCCGCCAGCTTTGTAATTATGTAAATCAGGTACTTGAGCGTCTATTATAGGCTGCAAACCAATAGGTACAACTGCTATAATACGTCTACCACCAATCAACTCTGGATGACAAAATGGGTAATACTTCGCAATGTGATCAGTACGCTGATCAAATCCTGCAAATGAACAGTCAGGGTGTCCAACGTAAAGATATTGCGGCATCACTTGGCCTGACGAAGCCACAAGTCGAAGCATGGCTGAAGCGACGTGGCATTCAATCTCCTCGGGGTCGCGGCAAATCCGCCATGCTTGACCCAGATCAACTTCAAGCCCTTTTGCAGGCCGGTCAAACCCACTCACAAATTGCTGAACAGCTTGGCTGCTCTGTGTCGTGCGTAGAACGGACTGCGGGACGCTTGCAGCTTCAAACAGCGAGAACAGGCTCTCGAAGCGGTTCAGGTCATCCAAGCTGGAAAGGCGGTCGTCGGATGGATAAGCACGGCTACATTCAAGCATTTGTGCCACTTCATCCTCGCGCCACATCAACCGGCTACGTTTTTGAGCATCGACTTGTGATGGAGTTGATGATCGGTCGCTACTTAACGGCTGGCGAAGTGGTTGATCATGTAGATGACCATCCTCAACACAACTGGCCTGATAATCTTCGGCTCTATAGCTCAAATGCAGGCCATTTGAAAGCGACATTAACCGGTCGAAAGAAAGCCACCCCTCGGTCGTCAATAGCTGGTGCATACGGGAACAGTCAAAAAATTGACCGTTGTCCAGCACTACACGAAACGCTGGCTCAATGCCCCGCAGAAATCCTCCAGAAATACGAGCGGCACGTTCTGATTCACCAGCCCACGACAGAACATTTGGCCTTGTCGAAGTCAGAACTTCTGCAAAGCGGTGCGACTGACCCCCTTGTGTTTCTATAAACGTCCAAGGGGACAAGCACCGGTTGCCCGCCATAAACAATCTGGCGCGATATGCTGCACCAGCATCGAAAAACTCGACGTGCTTGGTGTACAACTCGCGCCGCAAGTCCCCAGTGTCGGGAAAGAAGCTGTAAAACTTACTGTCTTGGCGAGTGCGCCACTCTTTCATCAGCGACAATAGCCGCCGCTTGTCACTCGTCGTCAGTGTCGCTAGGTACTGAAGCTGTGAGTCCTTCGGCAAACTGACAAATTTCAGAATCCAGTTCTGTGTCGGTGAGGCCATCAACTTCAGAGCCTCCACCATCTTTGTCAGCCTCTTTTTTCAGTCGCTCAATTTCGACCTGCTTATGCAGCATCCCCAGACGCTGCGACTCAAGACGCGCAATCAGCGCAGTCAGCCGCGTATATTCACCAGTCCAATCACGCCGCTTAAATATCCGCTTGCGTGCTACAGGCTGTGACTCCTCGCCTGACGGAACATCATCGTCATCGTCAGCGTCGTAATACTCGCCGCATCGCTTTGCATCAGCGCCGCGTTCTCGCCTGACCTTCTCGGCAGCCTTGGCGGGATCATCAACAGCGATGGTTGTTTCCTCAACCTGATCAAGCGTCGGGTCGTCGCCTTCCTGCATCTGTTCCAGCACACGCGCCAACTGCAAACGTGCGATTGCCAGCTCAGTGTCGATGCTGCCTTGCATCTGCATCGCCGCATCAAGATCATCGTCTTTCAGCACTCGACTGTAGATGCCGTGCTTGAGTGCGTTCTGGCTGCCCTTTGGTGCGCCGTGATTCTTACCGACTACGCCGCCGTGATACTTGCACCTGCCTGAGCCAAGGTGATTCGTTCCCCAGCCAGCTTCTTTTTTGCACTTGCCATTTCGAGCATTCGCGCCACATAACCGCGTCTTGATCTTTTCGGTCATGTGGTCTGCCCTCTTGCTGCGCCCTCCGATGAGCAAGCGATGTTGTAAAAAAACCCGCAGCGAACGGGTAAACTGTTATTGCTGTTGCCCTTTGCGAAACTCGATCCAAGCACTGTAGATACTTGAGATGCCGTCGATTGCTTGGCCACCGAGATGGCCAGACACGCCGACAAACACCGCAGTCATTGCTGCACCAACACCCCATGCCAAGCACAGCCAGAACGTCAGCAGCCCAGCAAATGCCGCAATGGACAGTTCGCCTACCAGCTTGCAAGCCAATTTGCCCAGCGGCATCGGCTCGCGTGAGTTATTCAAGTGTCGAATGAACCGCACAAGACCTCCCAGCATCGCAACACCCAGCACAAACAAATAGGTGAAGATGCCGCCCAAGTTGATGAAATGGTTGACACCATTCGGTTGATCGGACATATCCCCATCCTTTTTTGAAAACTTTGCGCTGACGTGCTGCATGACCATAAACCTCAGCCCAAAAATGCTTGTTTGCCACGCGCCAGCTTGTCGTATACCTTGCTTGCAGCCTCAGCCTTGGTGATTGCGCCGTCTTTATTGACATCCAGCCCAGCGTTTTGGCGAAAGGTTGTTGGTCGATTGGCACGACTCCACAACACAAAAGACTCAGGCTTACCAACGCCAAGCGGCCACAGAATCGCCATGTACACGTCACTCAAGTTATTCAATCGACCGCGAAACGGACGGAAATACTTGTAGACGTAATTGAGTTGATCCTCGGCAGTCATACGCGCCAGTAGCTCAGTTGACGTGCCAAGTGCTGTAGCAGTCTTGGGCATGAATTGAATCAAACCCGTCGCCCCACTACCCGCCATATTGCGAATGTTTGGCGTGAACGACTCGGCAGACTCCCACGCCATACACGCCATTAGCCAGTCTGCACCCTGCTCTGGCATGTTGAGCGCATTAGCAATCCAAATCACACGCTCCTTGAACGCCTGACTGACCCTAGAACCCCAAGCTAACTTGCGAAAATCCGGCTTAACATCTGCCACCGCGATACTACAATCGCGCTGCTCCGTAGCGGCCTTAACAGCAGCATCCAAAGCATCCTTGGATTTATCACCCCATATGCCGTCAATTTCGCCGTCATAAAACCCTGCGGCCTGTAGGTCACGCTGGATATGTAGGATTGATTCCGACATCTGAGCAATCTCCTGAAATTTGGTGCTGGCCTGATGCTCCTGCTTACAACACCATAGACCCCCAGCAATATTCGCTTGCAGCGTGGGGAAGATAGGGATGTACACCAGACCAACAGGTCATGTGATCTAGGAGGAAAACGCCCAAATCACATGCCTGTTGATATGAAAAAGCCCGCTCAGTTGGCGGGCTTGGTTGGTGCTGGTTGGCTTAGCAGCCTGAATCCTTGGCCGAGGTGCGGAACTCTGGTGCAGCAGACACATCACCGAAGGTCGAACGTGCATCCTGCTCAACACCAGCCAGCCACTTCGCCTTTTCATCAGCAACGCGCATCCGGTGATAGCCTTCGAGTGGCCACAGCTTGTTGAATGCGTCCTTGAATGCGAAGTCACGGCCAACAGTCTCGTCGAAGTCAGCAGGATTTAAACAAGCCGACTCACCAGTGACCGAGAACCCGCTGTCACCGATAAAGATATGGCAAAAGGTTTTGGTCGTGCCTGCAAGTCGTGTGTACTCGGTGCGACTGATCAAGGCATGTAGATCGTCGGTTGTGATTTTTTGGATCGGCATCACTTTGTCCTCGGCAATAAAAAACCCCGACTGCCGTCTGGCAATCAGGGTTTGGGAATCTTTTACGGAACTACAGCTACAATACCAGAAAACTAACAGAATGCATTTCACGATGCAAGTGACGATTGATCAAATCCCCATCCGTTTCCGCAAATACTCAACCCCGTCCTTGTGTCG